CCCTTGCTCTAACACCTTTTAAACCTCCTTCAGCAGACATTGTTTGTGATGCAGATGCTTGCATTTTCTTAACTGATTCTGCTGATATTTCTGAAGTTCTGGCTATCTTTTTTGCAAAATCATCTAAGTCATTTATAGATCTTTTTGCAAAACCACCAATAAGTTGAGTTGCTTTACCAAACACTAGTTTCAAAACACCAAAAAATGCTAGTAAAGCAACATTTGCATTTTGAGATATGAAATCAAGAAATGGAGTTAGCACATCTGCAGTTAGTTGTCCAAATTGTACAGCTAATTCAGTTAAAACTGTAGTCAATCTTTCAATAGATTTCTGAGCAGAGGGAGCTGTAACATCTATAGAAGAAAACTTTTTCTCGCCTTCTTCAATAACAGCATTAACAAATGCTTGTCGTCTTTCGTAATTAGTAAGAGAAGTTGCAGCTACATTAAGAGATGCAGCATATTTTTCAACAGCTGGATCAATTCGTGTAAAGATACCAAGTTCGTCTAACAGTTCTGGTTCCATTTTAGCCGCACCTCGTGTAACACGAGTCATAGCGTCAGTTAAGCTTCTACCCAATGCTCGAGAAGCTTTCATAGAAACCTCTGTTAATCTACTTATTTGTTCTGAACCAAATCCTGCTGATAGAGCTATGTTAACATTTTGAGCTGCTTCTTCTAAAGTTAATTGACCTTGAGTAATTGCTTTGACATTTTTAAGAATTTCTGCACCACTAGCACCTATCTCAAGAGCAAGAGTTTTTGTGCCACGAACAATTGTTTCAGCTTGTGCAGCTCTTTGAAGAGCGGCAAAAGCTTGTTGTAAAGCAAAAACGTTTGCAGCCGCACCAGCATACGCTGCGACTAATCCACCTAAACCTGATGCTTGTGCTGAAAATTGACGACCAGTAGAGGCAGAAGCTTGCCCCATTCTTGTTTGTGCGCGACCAACTTGGTCCATACCTTTAGCGGCCTTAGCAGATCCTCGCTCTCTGACTTCGATATCAACGGTATTTTTAATTTTACTAGCCACTTATGTCACCTTTTCGCCTTATTTAAAGATTCCCTTTGTTTTGCTTTTTCTGAGTAATACTTTGCGGCTTCTCCCTCAGCTACTTTTAAAAGATCAAAGATTTCTCTTCTATTATCTAACTGATAAATATCCATTATAGCCATTAATCCAGAATAATCTTTTCCCATCCAAGAACCTGACATTCCTTCCCAAATATCAGGAAGGGCATTGAAAAGAACTAAAGCGCCTTGAACATTGTATGATAAATCACTTGGATCGTGAGGCATTTCTTCATCTTTTGGCTCCCAACCCATTTGCTCACACATTTGTAAATATTGATCTAAATTCATACCTCCGCCCCAAAAAACGTTGCGAAGGTATTCAATTAGTTTTTTTCGTCGTCCTCAGCTTTCTTCTTAGAAAATTGTTCGAAATCATTCATAGAATCAGTAATAAATTGATCAAAGATTGTTGAATTCTTTAACAATTCTAAAGCATCTTCTTCATCATACTCTATATTTTCTTCTGGGTCCATAGCTGAAATATCAGCAGGAAAAAGAATCGGTAAATGTTTAGCTTTAAGCCCTTTCCAGCTTTTAATAGCTTTTTCTGCATACGCCTCAAGAAATTTATCATTATCAATTTCTTCTTCTCGTTGGCGAGTACGTTTATTAAATTTAAACGTAAGTGAACGATTTCTAATTTTCATTAAGTCATCGCGATTAAGATAGACAAGTTCAATCATAAACCCATCAATATCTGGAAATTCAACCCAAGAAGTTGTCTCCTTGGCAATTAGATTTTTAAGTTTACTCATAGTATTCCCCTCATAAAACGAGTGCCCATCGGTTAATATGCTTTTCGTAAGGTGAGGGGAAACCTATGAATCGCAAGCCGATGGGCACTCTCTGTAAAATTTTGTTTCCCCTCAAAAAATTATTTAAGCCGCTGATTTAGCTGCAAATATTTGTACTTCTCCTCCATCACCTTTAGAAGCTGTAGGCTCCTGGGCAACAAAGTTAACAGACATTGAAATAACATCTTCTGTAGCAACCTGTGGAAACTCAAACTGGCAAGCATCAAGCTGGAAAGCAACATACGGATCACCGGAAGTTGTTCCACCAATAATTAGATTAGCATTTGATGTTTGAGCAGATTGTGTACGTGAATCAGATACAATATTCGCTAAAAATCCTGAACTCTCTGAATCTCCGGCACGGAGATACATTGTAGCACTTCCAGAAACACCACGCGTACCCATAAATTGTCCGATTGGTTCATTAAGTGCTGAAATTTCTTCAGGAGTTAAGTATGTAATATTATTATTATAATCGAATGATAGAGCAGTAACTGGAAAAGTATATTTTCTATCTGCACCTGACGCTGAATTTTTATGGTGAAACTCAATCGTACTAAGACGATTCTTAATAAATGAGTTAGTACCAATTGTTCCTGCAACATTCATTTGATTATATGGGTGATAAGATGGACCAGTATTAGCAATTAGTTCTGATACGTTTGCATTGGCTGTAACTGTAGTTCCGTTATTAAGAACTCCTCCAAAACAACTAACAGCAACATTACGTGGACCGCCAGTAAGTTCGCGCATCGTAGTACCAAATCCCGCCCAAGTAACTGTAGCAATTTCTTCAATACCTGCATCAACAGTAGCTTGATTAACTGTAGCGTTAGAAACTTGATAGAAAACATTATCAAGTTTAAAATAAAGATGATTTTCTGTAGCAGTTGAGAAGTTTGAACGACTTGAGTGTGAACCACTAGTTTGTGCAACATTAGTAGTTATTAATTTACCAGCATTTCCACCAGTAGATTTCCAAGTACTTTGATATACAGAACCACTTGAAGGACTAGTATTAGATACTAGTGCCTGCCACATATACCAATCAGCAAGAGGTACAACATTACCACCTTGACTTGTTCCACTGGCAGTAGCAGGAGCTGTAGCACCGGAATTAACACCAGTTGGTCGTAAATAAACTTGGAAGTTCCAATCACATGGATTAATAGCTGTATTGAAACGTTGTTGTGAACGGTCAGGGTCAGTGCCTGACTCTAAACTTGTAATATCTTGAGTAGCAGCAGAAGAGGTAACTGCAAAACCTGCTAACACCTCAAGTTTCCAAGTATTTTCATTAGTTAAACTCGTTGCGGCCGCTCCATTAATTATGTCAACCGTCGAGTAAAATACCTCTGAATTTCTTTGTAGGTTAAGAGAGGCCATATTTATTCTCCTTTTAAACTAATATATAGTCTATCGTAATTTCAATCTCTCCAAGACCGTAAGGAGAAAATAATCCCTCATCTACAGATATACTTGAAATACTGATTTCTTGTATACCTTTATCGGAATTATCTCCAATACGATAAATTACGTGTTCAATGTCTTGTATAAGATTATCTATTTCATCTTGAGATTCATCATCACTAAAAACATATGCTCTTATGGTAGCGTCCAAAGTCGCAGTTGTCAAATTCTGAGAATTAAAATCTCGGATTTCGGTTCCCGCAGATACATATACACTAGGAAAGTCATTAACTTCATCTAAAAATTTAATTTGTCTTTCCACATTATTATAAAGATTTGTATTATAAGTATAATCAGAATCAAATCCTGACTCTGCACCGTCTATTTCTTTTAACTGTGTTACTAGTACATCTATTATATCTGATCTTCGAGAAGTTGCCATTAATTTCCTCTTACAATTGCAAATTGCCTACCATAAAGACCTTGTACAACTTCTCTTATAGAACGAGTTATAAATTCATCCGGATTGCGTGGACTATCTATAAAAGTTTTATATATAGGATCATATATAAAACGTATCATACTTTTTCTATAATTAGGAATAGCTGTAACAGATTTTCTAAATCTACCTGTTCTCTCAGTAAGAACATCGGCAGATAAAGGTGGGCCACGTCTTGGTCCTTTTGGCATAATTTGAGCTAATCTTTTTTGAACCAGAGCAGTTAATTGAGCAGTAGAAATAAACTGTTGTGCTTTTTTTCTATTTTGTCCTTTTCCTTTTTTAACTGCAATTGTCCCTTTAGAAATTATTGCTGATCCAGCTATATATTCCATTGCATATTCAGAAAATCCAGATTCTTTTAAAAATTCTTTAAGATCTTTAACTCCTCCTTTAGAGGGTAAAGCCATTATAGATGATACTATATCCCTTAATACGTTACCCATCAGTCCACCATCTTTTAATTCTTTTACAATTACTTTATCCATAGCATTAAGTGCTTTAGTTATAGTACCTGCTGTAAAATACGCTTGAAATTTAATTCCGGCATCTGTTTCTTTAACTGAAAATTTAAATCCACCTTTTTGAACAGCTTTTCTAATATCTGACCATGTAAACTCGATGCGCCTATTTTGGATAACTCCTTGAAATACAATAGGAATATTTATAAAATTTGTCTTAGCTAGTAAACTAGCTTTAACAGCTCGTGCAGCTTTACCTTTACCATCTAATAATTTTAATATAGCTCTTGAATCATTTTGATTTCTAATTAAAGAGTTTATAAACCTAGTAGTAGCAAACTCAGCAGTTTCAGCTTTTCCGCCAGCGCCAAAACCTGTTACAAGTTCTTGCCTGCCACGTTTTAAAGATATACCTTGACCACCTGCAACTTTAACAGGACTTGCTCTAACAAATTTTCCATCTTCTTCTTTTACAGAAACTGCTTTTAGTTCTTCACCGCTCTCAATAGCAGTATAAAAGTCAGGGAAAAAACCTCCACGACCTTCTTGTATCTTACCGCCACCTAAAGCTCTAATCAAAGCTGCTTCAACCTGATTATTTAATATTTTAGCAATTTTATTTAATTTACTTTTTGTTGCTGATCCTTTTGGAGCGCCAAAGGCTATTGCATAAATTTTTTGATTTAGTTTTAAAGCACTTGCAAGAGCATCAGGTCTACTATTGTGTCCTATCAATTTTCTACCATTTATAGAAACAGACGATCTATTGTTTACTGAAGGAACTACCATTAAACAATCCTATATAATTCAAGAACACGGCGAATATGTGGAGGAAAATCACCAGATAATTTAGCTTTTTCTTGTCTTTCACCTTCAAATGAAAATCCTTGTCTATCCTGTTCTTGTTTATGTATAATTTTTATGTAATCCATAGTAGCCATTTGTAAATCATAAGGTACATCTCCACTCTCGTAACCAGCACGATATTTAATCTTTAAAGCATTTGCATATGGATTAAATTTAGGAGGACCGCCAAGAGTCAATGATGGGTATGAATTCTTAACCGTAGGATAATGCCCAGTAATACCAACATGACCTATATTACGAGTAATTTTACCACTATCTCTAGCAAATGTAAATTCATTAGTGGTAGAACTTGAGTCTGTAAAAGTTACATCACTATTAGCACCATCACAATGTATTAATAATACTGTATCATCATCTGTAGCATGTTGATGAGTAGGAGCAGTAAATGCACCAGTGTACTGAGCTGATCTAGAAATGCGAACTTCATCAATTTGTCCTACAAAAACATTTGCATTAGAAGGATTTCTTCCAATTTCGACATTACCTGTAAAATCAGGAATATCAACTGTTTTTGCAACTGTAGTACTTCCTACGGACGTACCATCTCTATATAAAGTTAAGCTAGTTCCATTTCTAACTACAGCTACATGAGTCCAAGTATTTGCTACATAACCACTAACACTTGCATCAGCTACATTAGTAGTTTCTGTACCACCTTCTACTGCTCTAAATTGTAAACCTTCTACAGAATGATACCTAAATTCCCAAAAATCATTTGTATCTGTATTATGATTTATAAAAGTTTGAGTACTAGATAAAGAACTCATTCTAACTTGCATATCTATTGTAAAATCTTCAGTATCAAAATAACAATCGCCTTGATCTGTAACTGCTAAATAACTTGAACCATCAAAATTAGCAGATGTTGTCCCAAATTTTTTAATTCTTTTAATTTTTGCTATATTGCCTATCGTTGTAATTGTATGATTATCTTTATCTGCTCCAGTAACTACATCTAAGCCAGTAGAAGTTGGATTTGATAAATTTACATAATCCGTTCCATTAAATTCTGCAACAGAATATACGTTATTGAGAGGGAGTCTACTAGTATAGACTGCGGTTGCACCCCCATCAAAAACTTCAAAATAATCATTTGCGAGAACTTGCTGACCGATATAATGCTCAACAACCGCAGTAGCATAATTAAGCGCATTAGTTAAAGTACCATTATGTTTATCACTAGAGATACTTAAATAATCTTTTACTTGCGCTAAAGTGACATAAGGATATTTTCCTAAGTTCTCTTCAAATTTTTCCATGATTATTTACCTTTTTTTACTGAACTAACCGTTTTAGTTTCAACAGGTTTAGGTGCTTTTGCTGCGTCCCAGGCTGCTTTTTGTTGATCAATTAGACCAGGACCCCAACCATGTCGTTCAAGCCATTTAGAGGCTTCTTCCCAAGATTCCATATCTTTAATTTCTGAAGTTACTTCCATTGTTATCTCCTAATAAAATAAAAGGGGAGGCGGTATCCCACCTCCCCCTTATATTCCAAATTTTAAACCGATTATTAACCAGTTTTAACTTGGCAAGCGTAGGAATATTTCGAGGAGTCAAGAGCCGCACTAGAATTAGTAGTGAGAGCCTTGAAGTCGAAACGAGTGCTGAGATACATAGCAGTGACCTGCTGACGTGGCTCATACTCGCTCTCGATTTCCATACCCCGGCGTTCTGCAATCATGAAGCCTGGCTTGTAAACCAAAGCACCAATCTGGTAGCCGGTAGATCCAACGTTATCCAAGAATTCAGTAATCTGAATCGGGATACCATAGACCGCACCGACAGAACCCGTTAGGTAAGTCGCGTTCGGACCGAATTTATCGACCGTACGGAAATCAGACGTAGTAACCAAGTTGTTATAACCTTCGATAGTTGTCAGGTAAACAAGTTGATCGCCAAGTTGAAGTCCATACTTGCCAAGGGAGCTACGAGCAGAAGCAATATCCGAAGGATCGGCTTTATCACTTCCAGAACCTGTCGTAGCAGTAATTGAAGCGTCATTAGCCAGAGTGGTAATACCCTTCATAACTGAGGCATAACCGGTGCCTGCAGTAATAGCGTTCGTGGGAGCAGCAGTAAACCCGGTAAGGTTTCCACGGCCGCGAAGAACTGATTTATCAATCGCGCGAGCAAGCCGACGAGTAGCAGCTGCACGGAGGAAGTCGAGAAGTGGAAGAACCGTATCCTCTTCTTCATCTTTCGCGAGATGAGTGGTAGCCATAAATTTATGCGGAGTGAAAGTTACCGCAGAAATCGTGTGCTGGTTAGAAGTAGGAACATTGGTGGTGTCACCTACGCCTGTGGCAAACGTGCCAGAGGCGAACTGTGCTACATCACCATCCGTATCTTCATCGGCAACTGGTACGCGGAAATTCCGAGCATCAACTGCAATACGATTAAACATAGGAGCAATAACGAGTTGTTGTTCCATCTCCGTATAAATATTACTTGAGAAGTTAGAAAGGAATTGATCGACAGTAGTAATCGCTTTCATACGAGAACCCATTTTCGTATCAAATACATCTGCTTTATTCATGCAATGTGCAAGAAGGAAAGCATTTGCCATTTCTTTCTCAGTGAATTGATGGTTATTGCGCTGATTCTCTTGATAAACCATTTTGGTTTGAGTAAGAGCAGTAACCTCATCTTTATATTTGGCAATCTGAGCTTTGAGTTCCTCAAGTTCTTCAGATTCCCTTTTAATAGAAGCACCAGTTTCCTGGGCTTTTTCCGCAGCGTCCGACTCCTTCATAATCGCCTTGCCAGTTTCTTCAACCAACTTGGCTACTTCTGGTTCAGACACTTGCGCGGCTGGAGCAGCTTTCTCTTCGATAGCTTGTTCAGCCGTTTCGATCTTCTCCGCTCCCGCGTTTGAAAGATCAATGGTATCTACGACCTGTTCTGCCATAGTATCGTTCTCCTTTTTAAAGTATCCGTGAAGCTTAAGAGCCAGACTAATATTTGAATCTTCATGTGCCTCACTAGTGTTTAGCTCTAACAGAGCTTTGATTTTTTGTGTGTAGACTTGAGCCAATTTTTGCTCACTGTCTGTCCATTCTGATGATGGTGTAGTTTTTAAGTTAATTAAAGTATTAAACTTTTCTTGTTCTTGAGGCGTAAGCTCTTTAGAATCTTTATATCTATAAAGTTCTGCCTCTGTTGCGTTGCAATATTTAGCAAAATCATCTATTACACCGTCTGAAGTGTCGCTAAAATTGTCGATAATTAAATCGTATTTAGAACCAACATCCCATGTATTAACTATGAAAATATTAGCTGCGTCAACATCAACATTATTATCACAATCTTTTCCTTGTAAGTCAACCTCTAAAAATTTAAAAGTGGGACTTTGGGCAGTTGCAATTTTTGTGACTTTATACCGTCCTTTTTCATACTTTACAAAATCACCATTTTTGATTTCAGAAGTTTCTGTTGCAAGTAAATTAAGAAATGGAATCTGAGTATTTGGGTCTAAATCGTGTTCTACCTCATCCTCATCTTCGTTTTCTTTAATTTCTGCAATATCTTCAACTCCTTCTTCTTCTTTCACTTCAATTTCCATTTCTTCAATACTTGCTTCAGCAACAGGCAATACTTGCCCGTGTCCTTCTGCATGAACTTTTGGTTCATCTTGAGATACGGATTCTTGTTCTGAAGGTGAAAGAGGACGCTCACTAACGTCAGCATCATGATCAGGACCAACTGTATCATGAACTGCTACACCGACCATACTAATTTCATGTGTATGACCATCAGCAGCTTCAAGCACACCATTTTTAATTCTATGTGCATGGTTTGCCATATGGGAAGCGTAAGTTGTTACACCATCCATATTCTTATCCATTTCAACAGTATGATAATGACCTTCTGCTAAGTCAGTGATTCCAGCCTTAATTTTAGCGGCTTTCTCATCTTTAGATGTAGTCTCTTCAGACTTGAATGACTCTACGAACTTTTCGTAATCATCATCGGTCTCAAAGCTTTTACGAACACTAAATAAAGATTCTTGATTGCAAGGAACACTTACAACTGAAATCTCTAAAAGTTCCACATCAGTGATGTACATTGAGTCTTCATCACGATTATACTTACCGTCTTTAACCTTAAAACCGACACTAAAGCTCTTGAGAGCGCCGTCCTTTATCAGGGTCTGAATACCGTGGTTAGTTTCTGCTGCATCACTTACAGCAGCTTCAACAAAAATACCTTTTTTATCCACAGTAATCTTATTAACTTTACCAATTGGGCAATCATGCTTATGTTGGTAAAGAAGAACTGGATTGCGTCTGAAGTCATCAACACCCTTAGCCCATGCAGAAGCAGTAACTATATCACCTGCACGATCCTTGGATGTTGTATTTGCATAACCAGCAATTTTAAGACTTTTATCCTTTTTAGAGGATGAAGCTTTCTCAATCTCGCTGTGTAGAAATAGCATTTTATCCTTCATCGCTTGTTCCTTCTTCATCTAGAGTTTCAGACTCTTCGTTGGGAGGTCTGCCCCCTTGAGTAGCATCGGTAGCACTACCAGTAATATTCTGTGGTACTCTAATGCTGTTCTCACCATCAATTGATGGATATCCTAACCCGGCTCTTGCTTCATTTGGTGTTATAATACCTGTGTTAACAAGAGTCGAGAAATAAACACTTTGTGTACGTTCATCCGGTCTAAGTGCCGGTATGGAAAGCTTATCAGGCTTAATTTGTACTCCATTGTTAAAAAATAACATAAACGCACTACAAAATTGGTTTAATATCGGCATAACAGTGTGTTGATAAAAGAGTTTTTGATTAGCATCAATATTAGCATTGTTACCACTCTTTAATAACACATATGGCACACCTAACGCCTTTGCCATATCCTGTTGAATTCTTTCTATTGAGTTTTCAAAATCAAGTTCCTGAAATTTAACTTGTGAAAACTGATCTATCTTTAATCCTCCATCTAAAATAGCTGGATGCCTAGCATTATCAAAGATAGTTGTATATGAGTTTCTCCATCCTTCTAAAAGTCGTTCTTTAACTCGTTTACTTAAAATATTATCAGTAGTTAGTACAAAACCTGGTATTGCATTATTCTTGAAAAACTGCCTTTGAAAATTAATCATATAATAATAAAGTTCAATTAAACGTAAAAGCGGTTTTAACTTACTTGTTCCTCTGAATATACTATTTGTATTCTCATTAGTTACATGTATAACTTCATTTGCTTCAAACCTTATGGATTCACTCTTTCTTGTTTGCTTATTATATCCAAAAAAATCTGAACTCTGTTGATTAGTAACCATATAGTTATAATGATTTACAAAAGTGTGTGGATCAGGAACTACTTCAACATCGTTTGCTGGTAACAAATATAAATCATTACCATCGTAGTAAAAAAATGCATTGCCGTCAAGATGAAAATCTAAAAGAGCACGTCTGAAAAAACGGACCCTATCCTCAAAAGGATTGGGTCGTATATTTAAAAGTTTATTAACTTTTTTAGCAGGGGTATTACCAGTAATTTTAAGAGGTGTATCTACACATGCAGAGATTACCATCTCAACTGCACGATGTATTATCTCAATCTCACGATAAGCCTGTTCAAAATCAACGATTGTTTCAGGAGACGCGAAAGGTTCAAGTGATGCAATTGACGGTTGGGCCGGATTAAGTTTTTCACTTAACCATTCCCTCCATCTCGGTGTTTCTTTAGTTATTTCCGCCAAGTGCCTTTTCCTTTTGAAGTCCAATCCACTTTTTTACTTTAGGTACTAAGTGGTTAGAATAATTTTGTCCATATAAAGTATGTAATTTCGTATGATGAAATTTACATAATGTATATAAGTTAGATGACTTTAAAAACTCTTTATTGTCTTTTGCAAATCTAACTCGTAACTGTTTTATAATTTCTACTCCGGTAACTTGTTTGAAATTATTATCAAGACACCATTTTTGCCAGAGTTGTGATAAACTATAAAGATGATGAAGTTCTAAATTCTCTTTACTTCCACAAATTACACATTTATCACGAATCTTATAATCTTTTTTAATATAGTCCCGAACATACTTTATCGGAAATCTCTTTAATACATCCATATTATCCATTTATTACTATTCTGTCCAACCAATATTTTGAAATTTTTTAATCACGTTCCATCTTTTTGTAAAATGGTGAATATCCTTATTTAATCCAACGTCTTCTTCAGGAAGAAACATAAATCGACCTGGGGTTAATTTTAAGGGTACTTGTAATCTACGTTTTAGTAAATAACTTACAATTATATCATCACCTCTTTCTGGATATCCTATTTTTTCAAGTGAAGATTGTATTTCATTTAGTATAGATTGTTTTACTAAAATTATAGAACCTACAAGAAAATCAACTTCTCCATTACTCCAAACATCTTCTAACTGATCATAACTATTAGCTGTACTTACTCCTCTCTTTCCATAAATTCCTGTAATTGGTAAATTAGATTCAACCATATTTTTTATTAATTTTGGTGATGGTAAAATATCATCATCTAAAATTAATTTATACTCTTCTGGGTATTCATAAGCACGAATCCATCGTTCCATACAAAAATAATTTTTTTCATTATTAATTACATCTAACTCACCGCCCCAATAAGGTAATCTGTACTCAGGATTATTATTAATAACAGTTATCTTTGGAAACATTTTCCAAAGTGAAAAAACAATTTTTTTAACATTTTCAGGTCTTTTATAATTTAGTATAATTAGTCTAAGCATATATGGAAATATTACTCATTTTCTGATGTGTGTATATTGCATATCTAATAGCATCACATGGATGTGAAGACCAATCATGAATTGGTTTTGGTTTTTCAGTATTTGGATTCCATTTATAAGATGACATAGCAGAAAAAGAGTGAGCACCACCTTCTACATCAAAATATAATTTATCTTGTTCTATTAATACTTGTAAAGAAGCTATTCCATCATTAACAGATTTAATCGCATTTTCACAATAAATATCATAATCATATGCAAAATCTGCTTTTACCTGTTGAGCTGCTGAATCAATATAGATATTATCTATATTCCATTCTTCTATTTTTTCTTGAATATTACCTGCTAGTTCTGATGTTGTAGATTCTTTAGATATAAATTCGTCTATTATCCAATACTGTTTACCATTAGTTCCAACAACTACAAAAACATTTTCATCTCTATAACCAACATCTAATCCAGCAATTACTTCAGTAAATCTTTCACCTACATAATCACCAATATGTTTTTCTTCATTTAAAGATTCATAAACTTGATCTTCTGTAGTAGTCCATTCACATTCATATTCCTGTGCAAACATAGCTCTAGACATTGCTTTTTGTGCTTCATCTATATCATTTTGGGATAATAAAGGATTTGCTCTATATGTAAAAAGACTACTACCCCACTCTGGAAATTCAGAATCATTTCCTCTAAGAAAGTAATTATAAAGATAATTACCTTTTCCTCTAGGAGTTGATATCCAAAGACATCTTGAATCTCTATAAGTAGAAAGTGCAGGTCGTAAATCTCTAATAAAATATTCGTCATTTGGAATAACTGCTGCTTCATCTACAATCAGTAAGTTTGCAGCACGACCAATTAAAGAATCTCTATTATTAGCTGAAAGTAATCTAAAAATAGAACCGTTAATAAGTTTAACAACTTTATCCTTTTGATTAAATTTATCAACTTCAATACCAAGATTTTTAATAAGATCTGTTACATAATCCCATATAATAGAAGATAATGAAAAATTAGGTGCAACAACCATAACTTGTTGTCCAGGCTCTAAAAGTTTTGCAAAAGCTAGTACTGAAGCAGCATATGATTTACCTGTTCGTCTAGCAGCTATCTGTACCCAAAAACGATTTTTATCTAAACCATATACCATAGCCCATTGCGCTTCGTTAAACTGAATAGGTGTAGGTAAACGATCTAAAAGTTTTTGGATTTTAAGCTTAAAAAATTTGTCTCTCATTTGGGAAAAATTTGCATTATCATATAAATAAAACCAGCAACTGCCGTTGTAAAACCACCTACATAAAAAAGAGTTTTTATAGTTGATTGTCCTTGAGTTGCCAAACTATTTAATGTTTGTATTTCTTTATGCATCTCGTCATGTTGTTTTTGGGAAGCCTCAAGTAGTTGAAGAATGTTGTGATAACGTTCTTCACACGTAGCTTCATGAGAGGCTATGTTAAGTTTATTACTTTGTGACCTCTCGTGAAGAACCTCAAGTTCTGCTTGTATCTGGTCAAGCTCCCTGGTCTCCGCCACGATACTAAAGCTTTACAATATAATTAAATACCTGTACGGGTAATGTTAAGTTATGAGTATGGCCTCCAGCAGTAACTCCTGTTAATGCAGTAGCGGTTGAGGAGTCTTTTGCTGATGTTGCAAAAGTACCTGTAGTTGTCGTTAAAGACGCTGATCCAGAAGCTGTTGCTTTAACAGCAGAAGCAGATGCTCCAGTAGTTTCTCCGCCAAGTGTACTATTATTAGTTCCTTTACCTAGGGGAAGTCGATCACGTAAATCAGGAACATTAAAAGTAGTTGTTCCATTTCCTGCTCCATAAGTAGTTCCTAGAATAGCAAATAATCG